GAATAATTCTGGAAATAGGCGATCCATGACATCCGATTATTTCATCGATGAATTCACTCGACTTCGATTCGATCCATGCTCCGAGAAGCAGTATAAGGACGCATTGCTGGCGCTTTGCGAATTGGTGAGAACAGAATTCAGCTTGAAATTATCGACGGACATGAACCAAGCAGAATATTCAATGAGAAACGGACCGACAAATCCGGATTGAATTAATGGTAGCACTGTGAAAGGAGGTGATCCGATAACAGGTTACTTTGCAGATGTTTTGCACTTCACCCGCCGCGATCCCTGAAGAAGAGGCGGCGGGTTTTTTTAGGACTCCCCCTCAAGAATGGAGTTCAAGACATTTAATTTTTCCAGCGTTAAATGCTTCGGAACGCTGTAAAGATTATTGGTAATGCTCTTAAACTCTCTCCAAGCGTTTGTCAAATCTTTTTCTGCGGCATACTCTTCTTCCGTGAGATATGCCGAACAGAGGTAATTCGTTTCGCCAACCTCACGCAGCGTTTCAAGATCGAACTTCATCTGCGAGTAGTTCTCGCCTATGTAGAAGTATTTGTTGCCAACTTTTGTAACAGTTTCGTAGTCGTTAGATTCTTGATCGAAGCGAGAACGTTTCGGTTTTACAACATACACCTGTTGACCTACTTTAATATCATGTTTCATGGTAATCCTTTAGTTGGTAATAGCCTCTTCCGATCCAATCACGCCCATCACACTTGCCTCGCCCATAACCAGCACATCCCGGTCATCCACGCGGAATTTTTGATGACCGTTACGGCTGAAAATGATGATATCACCCACTTGCACGGACATCGGAATCACATCCGGAGCTTCGGCCTGACGCCGCAGCGCATCTTCAGCGTTTTTAATGTGGTCTAGCGTGATGCCGCTGTTGATCCACTGGATGACTGGGATCTCGTGCAGTTCATCGACAAGCGTTTGCAGGCACGTCACAACATCCTTGCCGGCACCACTCATCTTCGGGCGACGACCATTCCCCGCAAAGATCACTTTCCCGCGCAATGGCGTATTGAGATGTTCCTCGGTCGGCGGCAGCAGGAATCCCCAGCTTGTCTCGGGATCTTCGTCGGGTAGTTGTTGAACGATCAGAAGGTCATTTGTCGGGACAATATTCAAAATAAATCTCCTTTGGTTGTTGACACAGAAAACGATAAGGAATAATATCAAACCCAATGGATAACGGCAAGGGTAAAAATGGGAAAGATACCAGTAAGTGTTATGGAGTTTAATGCACTATTAAATCTGGAAAGCATGATTAGGATGGCGATGATTTCCCCGTCATCGGGAGAGTTCATTGCTGTGGCTATTCAAGCGCTGGATGCCGTTCGCAAGGATGAGAGCATTGTTAGACCGAAAGTGTTGCCTCCGATGAACCGCCCCGCGCCACAATCCAACGTGTCGGATCTGGCCAGCAATCTAATCAAAAAGGCGATGGGAAAATGATCAAGAAGAGTTTTAAGTTTTTTCCTGCACTATGGCTTGGAAATAGATCATTGCGGACGTGCAGCGCCGCCGCAAGAGGTTTCTGGATTGATTTGCTTTGCTTGGTCCACCCAGAAGGACGCTTGCTTTTGAATGGCCAGCCAATGAGCGACACGGATATCAGCCGATTGACTGGGGAGCCGGTTAAATCGGTGCGCGCATGGCTCAAGGAATTGGGTGATGCTGGTATCTATTCCGTTGACGACAAGGGTCTGTACAGCTCAAAGATGGTCAAGGAATCGAATTTTTCCGAGCAGGCCAAAGTATCGGGAAGTCGCGGGCAGAAGCGGAAGAAAGAGAAATCCGGAAAAGCGGAAATTTCGGGATCAATAAAACCATATTTTGTTACTCCCATGGGAATTCCGTCATCGTCAGAACTTGACGCGATCATTAATCTCGGATCGCAGGATTTTGTTGGGTCGATCAAAGCAAATTCCACTTTGTTAAATGGAGACAAAGTAACGATTGAAGGGTTTGATGGGCATTCAATAATCGGCGGAGAAAACACATTAACTCCCAAGCCAATCGACAAGACAAATAAAAAATCCTTGCCGTGGTACAAATCCCCCGCAGGATGGGTCAGGCACGGACAGTCACAAGCAACCAGCATGAACGATGGGGAATCACTGGACGATTTCAAATTCCGCTTGTCCTGCAAGATACCGCCAGGACCGCACATTGAGGAATTGACGTCGTATCACAAAGCAGAGGTGTTGCGAATCATCGGCCAATACGCCCCGAAAGAGGGAGAAAAACGATCAAACTTTGCGCAGGATCGGTAAATCATTGACTTTTCATGTTGAATATGATACGTTGGTATCGCTGACGTATTCAGCTATTTTCCTATTAACTCTCGCGAGAAAACACATGAAAACCAAAATGGCACCAATGAAAACAGGGAAGCAAAGCGCGGTCATCAAACCTGGTACCGGCAGCGGTAGCCGTCCGACTGGCGGCAGCACCAAGACGCCGGTATCATCGCCTACCGACAAGCACGGTCTGGATGGTCGGAAGATTCCCGGATCGCTTAAGTGACAAAAGGCCCGCTAGTATAGGGGCGGTTTATTGGCCGATAGCTCAGAAGGTAAGAGCAGTGGACTCATAATCCATTGGTCGCAGGTTCAAGTCCTGCTCGGCCAACCAGTAACAAGGCGTCATGAAGTGAGTTGGCTTACGAAAACCACCCGAATGCATGAAGACGATGGTGAGTTTCGATAAATCATGCAGGAAGCCAACTCTCTTGATGGCGTGGCATGCGATAGTAGGTAGGCTTGTCCGGACTCCGGAATATATTGCCTAACTGCCGTAGCGCCATCTTCAGTTATGGTGAATGCGCAGTCTGATGCGCGCGAAACAGCAGGCGGGATAGTGGTCGAGTAGGGAGAAATTCTTACAGAGGACGCTCCTCGGAAGGCCCGTAAGCCAGAGATCAGAACTGGCCACCATTTTATTTCATCAACCAGGAGATCATCATGAGCAAAGGGTTCCGCAATCTTATGACTGTTGTGCTGTCTGCTGTCGTCACCATCATCATTTTGACTCTGATCTACTCATCGCCAGCAGAGGCGTTGACGGTTGATACAAGCAAACCGGCCTTGGTTGTGCATTTGACCGAAGACGAATCTAATCAATGCGACCAAGAGGATGGATGCGAACTGATCACGATGAAAGCCTTAAAAGAGTTGCGGAAACTGGCCGATGAAGCCATTGCAATGAAAAGCACATGCTGGAAACATCTTTAAAAGGATTGAAAATGGCAACCAAAGCACCAGAGAAGAAAGCGGCAGTTCCGAAGAAACCAGTCTACAGGCATGGGGTCGATGTTACGATGTCCGATAAGTCCTGGCAGGCTCGTGACGACATGCACACGCTCAAGCAAGCCGAACAGATCAAGGCAGATCCGAATCGACATACTGCGGCCGTTCATCACGCCAAGCAAGAAGTCGCCGCAATGCAAAAAGTGGCTAGAAAGAAAGTATGACAATGGGCCGCCGAGGATTCATGGGAGCAATCTTTGCTGTCGGTATGGCGCCGGCTATTGTCAGAGCATCGAGCTTAATGAAAATCGTTGTTCCGCGAACTGAAATCATAATCCCATCAACACTCACGCCAGAACTTATTCGAGAGTATTATCAGCGATATGTTATCCCGGCGGCGAACGCATACATGAAAGCGTTTGACGAAGATTTGATAAAAATGTACGCAAGGATTCGGTAAAAGGTCACTTAATGCCAATACCAGTAATACTTTCCGGCTCCACCACTGCCAACGGCGGGATAATCCTAACGGTCCCCGCCAATAGTTATTGGTCTGGCGACATTTTTCTATCGGCAGCGGTCGCAGGGGGGAATAAGTCCATTTCTTCGGCCAAGATCACGATTCAAGGCGTAGGATCTAACCCGCCGCCCGGGGATTACCTTCAGCTAAACATGGTCGCGCAGGCCGACATAGTGAATTCACCTGGATCTGGCGCGGGGGACAGCGCATCAGTTTTAGCGAGACTAGGGATTACTACTTCGGACACCCCGGTATCTCTGATTCTCAACTCGTTCAATACAAGCTCGCAGAGTGCCAGCGCAATCGCTTACCAGTAGGAGAAATCATGGATAATTACACATCCCTCATAGATACAAAATTAATATCTCTGGTTGTCGCTGACATGATAAAGAAAACAGATGCGTTTTTGATCGAGCAAAATAAGGAAAATATTCAGCAAGAAACAGAAGAAGTCATGAAAAATCTTAACGGCGAGCGGGAATGATGGGCGACAAGAAAATTGCAGATATGACCGTCAATGATGTGGCGTCAATTCTGTATGATGTGATGATACAGATTGCGTTTTTCTATCTGGTTGGCAAGGCGTTGATCTGGCTGTTTCACCTCGTTTTCTGAGGAAAACAGCCAGCCGCATTACAGAGTAGCAGGACCATCGACAACGACTGAAACCGTGTAGCCGAGAGACTTGATGGTTTTCACCATTTTATCGGTGAGTGTGGTTGTTCCGGCGATCTCGCAGAACAATTCAGCTTTGGGGCAAGCCGGGAAAATCCGTTGATTGCCGAACTGAGAGATTATTTTGACTTTGATTTCCATGATGCTCTCCTATTAATAGCCTAAATAGTCGCGGACATCTGGCATTGAAGCGTAGATTGTTTCTTTCATGCACAGAGGGCGGGTTTCAAATGTTGCCATCGTGCAGACTGTGATGCTGCGTGGAGAAACCTCCAAGACTTTTACTCCATGTTGCTGAAGGAAGTGCACTAATTTGTAGTTGTCGAAGTAGTTCATGGTGATCTCCGGTTGGGTTGCCTTACTGATGACTCTAGTATAGCCGATTAATTGAAGGCGCCAAGGAATATTTTAAAAATAATGAGTAACAGCGCGAATCTAACTCCCAAGCAACAACGATTTGTTGCCGAGTATCTGATTGACCTTAACGCTACGGCAGCTTACAAGCGCGCAGGGTACAAAGGGACAGGTAATTCAGCTGAGGTCACGGCATCGCAGCTGTTAAGCAATCCTAAGGTAGCTAAAGTTGTTAAAACGGCGCTGGATAAGCGCTCTGAAGATTTGGATATTGATGCCAAATACGTATTGACGACGATTCGTGACACGATTGACCGGTGTTCTCAGGCAGTTCCGGTGCGAGATAAAGAAGGTGGCGAGACTGGAGAATACAGGTTTGATGCTGGCGCAGTGCTAAAAGGCGCTGAGTTGCTTGGAAAGCACCTGAAGATGTTCACGGATAAGGTCGAGCATAGTGGCAGCGTGACTGTAGAAGTTGTTGATTACGCCACAATGCACAAGCCAAAGACATAGCATGGCCGATCCAGTAATCACATTGCCTTACAATTTCACGCCAAGGGATTACCAGATCCCCCCGCTGGCAGCCCTAGACGCTGGCGTCAAGAGAATCATTGCTATCTGGCATCGACGCAGCGGCAAGGAAAAGACATTCATCAATGCTGTTGCCAAGAAGATGCAGCAGCGCGTCGGCTTGTACTTCTACCTATTCCCAACCTATGCCCAAGCCAAGAAGGCGATATGGGACGGCAAAGATCGCGAAGGGTTCCCGTTTCGCGGGCATTTCCCCAAAGAACTAGTGGCCAAAGAGAACAGCACTGAGCTTAAGATCGAGTACAAGAACGGTAGCATCTTCCAGCTTGTGGGTACTGACAACATCGACACGCTGATGTCAACGAATCCTATAGGTTGCGTATTCGCTGAATATAGTCTACAAGACCCCGCTGCATGGGAATTCATTCGTCCTATCTTGCTTGAGAATGGCGGATGGGCAGCATTCGATTACACCCCGCGCGGTAAGAACCACGGATTCACGCTATACAACATGGCGGTAGACAATCCTGATTGGTTCGTATCCAGGCTTACAGTGGCTGATACCAAGCGTCCAGACGGGCAGCCAATCATCACAGAGGAAATGATCGAGTCCGAGAGGCGTGAGGGCGTTAGCGAGGAAATGATTCAGCAGGAGTACTATGTATCGTTCGAAGGCGTCCAAGAGGGTAGCTATTACGGAAAACAACTTGCAGCAGCTCGTGAAGAGGATAGAATTGGCCGTATTCCTTATGATCCAAGCATAGGAGTAGAGACTTGGTGGGATATTGGCGTTGGTGACAGTACGGCGATATGGTTCACGCAATCAGTTCGTCGAGAAATACGAGTGATTGATTACTATGAGGCATCAGGGGAACAATTGAGCCACTACGTCAAGCAGCTTCGTGATAAGCCATATTCGTACAGTGCGCATCACGGACCGCACGACCTTCAGGTGAGGGAGTGGGCAGGCGATGGATCGGATGGCGAGCCGAAATCTCGCATTGAATCGGCAAAGTCTCAAGGTATTGATTTCAGGATTGTCCCTAATCTATCCGTTGCTGATGGAATTGACGCAGCCAGGTCAATCATATCAAGATGCTGGTTCGATGCTGAAAAATGCCAGCGTGGGTTGCTAGCGCTGTCGAGTTATCACAAAGATTACGATACGAAACTGAAAATGTTCCGCAGCTATCCAGCGCATGATTGGTCCAGTCACGGTGCAGATGGGTTTCGCTATTTCGCAGTAGGTCACAAGACAACATTGCTGAGCACTCCCAAGCGCGGCGGGCAAGCGGCATCGACAGGTACTTCGTTCATGGCTAATTGATGGAACTACACCGTAAGATCAAAGATAACACCATGTCTGACATGCGCCGGTATGGATGGGTTGTAATGGATTATGACCATCTTGAGGATGCTTGGGTGGGGCGCGACGATCAGGGCAACACGTGGAAGCTCGGTGACAGATGGTTTATGGACAGCATGAGGTGGTCGCGGTTTGAGATAAACGACAAGTATTATCGCTGCATTAAGTCCGATGATCTGAAGAAGGCTGGTGCGGAGATGATCCCCAAGCGCAATGCTAATGATACGAGGAATTGACATGGAAGAAATTTATTTCTCATTTAAAATTATTGGTGTGGCCATTATTTGCATATTCTTAATTGGTCTTACATTCTCTATATTGGAAGGATAGTCATGCAGGGAATGACCCATTGGGACGACATGAAGATGTACAGCATATTTCACGATTGCGAGATGGCCAGGATCAACGGATATGACCGTCACGGCCTCGCGCACTGGGTTGAGATACCGACGGGTAAGGGATACCGCGACCGGCGCAATGAGGCGCTGGAGAAGATCCAAGAATCAATCGAAGCTGGCGATTCCGCTGGCGAAGTAATAGGAGAAAGCCATGCCAGCTAAATCCAAATAATTAATGTATAATGCTATTAGGTGGCATTAATAGGAATATGGATTATGGCAAATAAATCGACTGAGTTACCAAATAAGGATTGTAAGTTTTGTGGGAATAAACTTATCCTTAAAAATAAGAGAGACATCTTAAGAAAGAATTATTGTTCTAAATCATGTTTGGCTAAGGCAGGTGCTAGAACTGTAGGAAATAGATTCGCAACAGAAACTCCCAAAAAATGCGTGGTATGCGAATCATATTTTATTGCAAAAGTCGCTCGTCAGATACACTGCTCCAAAAAGTGCCAAGGCATTCACGGAAACAGATTGCTCGCAAAGAGACGCGAAACTCTAGACTGGACACTTAAAAGATTGTCTAATAGACAAGTATCGAAGAAGCATAAAAGATATTTAGATTTTCAATATCTAAAAGAACTATATGACTGTCAGAATGGTAAGTGTGCCATTTCTGGAGTGGAAATGACGTATGAAGTGGGATCTGGCCACGTTCTAACAAATATTTCAGTAGACAGAATTAACTCTGAAAAAGGATATGAAAAGGGAAACATACAACTCTTATGCAGAGTGGTCAATCAAATGAAGAGCAATATGACCGATTCAGAATTGATTTCATGGTGTAAATTGATAGTTGAGAGGAATAGTGATGCCATCAGTTAGCAAAAGTCAGAATCGTCTGATGCAAGCCGCTGCTCACGACCCGAAGGTAGCCAAGAGCACGGGCGTACCGCAGTCAGTCGCAAAGAAGTTCGTAGCTGAAACGCACGGTAAAAAGATAAGCAAACTACCGGAAAAGGTGAAGGGTAAGAAATGAGATACAAACCACGAATGGACTGCGGAATCTGCGGTAAAGGTACATACGCATGCAATTGTGATTTCAGTTGCAAGCGATAGTTAAGTGATATAGAATGTATCGCATCGATTGAGCGTGCTCTCGATGTAGGTTTTACCGTCAATACTGGGAAGTATCGACACATTCCGATAGAGCTGCAATGGCCCATGGAAACATGAATTTGATAGATGCGACGGTTATTAGCGTGCGGTTGCCCTTAAGTGGGCAATTGTCGCTTGTTGGGGAGTAGCCGTGGCAATCGCTACCTCCAGTTCCGATCAAAAGAAGTTACTCGCTGAAAAAGGCGTGAAGCAGCCTAAGTTCACGTCCGGCATGAATCGTCTACCGACGCAGCCACTCACGCCGCAGGATAGCGACGAGCGATCCAACAGCCGGAAGTCCAAGAAAGAGCGCGATAAAGAACTGGCGGAGGATGCCAAGCTGATCGGAGCGGCAAAGAAGAGATTCATTGCTGCGCGAAAAGTCGAAGAGACGAACCGAAAAGAAGGCGTCGAAGACCTGAAGTTCCTTAACAATGAGCAGTGGAGCCAGTCGGACGCAAGCGCACGCGCTGCGGATGGACGTCCATGCATCACTGAGAACCGACTACCGACATTCGCTAACCAGATCACAAACGATCAACGCCAGAACCGCCCTAGCATCAACATTTCCCCGATGGGTGACAAGTCATCCAAGAAGTCGGCCAAGACTGCCAGGGGGATGATCCGAGCCATCGAGCGCGATTCTGATGCGGATGTAGCTTACGACACTGGTTTTCAGTCCGCAGTCCATAACGGATGGGGCTATTGGCGCGTAATGACTGAGTACGAGTCCGATGAGTCGATGGACAAGGTGCTGTGCATTGGTTCGCTGCCAAACCCGATGAATGTGTATCTTGATCCCGGTCGCACGCCGTTCAAGCTTGATGCTAAATGGGGATTCATCAGTGAGATGCTGCCGAAAGAAGAGTTCGAGCGCGAGTATCCAGATGCCAGCATGACGCCATGGGGCGAGACTGGCGTAGGCGATAGTGACAAAGAATGGATCACGACCGACGAGATACGCGTAGCTGAGTATTACTACTTTGATTATGACGAGCGCGAGCTTGTGCAGTTGGATAACGGGCATCAAGGCTGGGAGGATGAGCTAGCCGATGAGATCAATAGTCAGATTGCATCCGGCAAGTTGGAAATCATCTCGCGCCGCACTGTGCACACGAAGAAACTGAAGTGGTGCAAGATCACGGCGATTGAGGTGTTAGAACGTGGCGACTGTGATGGCCAATATATCCCAATCATTGAGTGTGATGGGACTGTTCTCAACATCAACGGGAAGGTAACGAAGAAGGGCATTGTGCGCGACGCCAAAGGGCCGCAGCGGATGTTGAACTATTACTCCCCGCTATCGTTGGATACGCCAGTACCGACGCCTGCCGGATGGACGACTATTGGGCAAGTTAAGCAAGGCGACATTGTTTTTGATGAGTGTGGCAAACAAACGAGCGTAATTGGCCTAAGTCCAATATACATTAACCGAAAATGCTACCGCATATCGTTTGATGATGGCTCGCAGATTATCGCCGATGGCGAACACAAGTGGTCTGTCATGGAGCAAGGAAAGCGCACCGCCAAAGGCACGCCGCGACATACCAAGATTGTGCGAACGGATGATTTATCGCCTAGCAAGCATGTCATCCGTGCGTCGCAAGCACTGGATATGCCGGACATCGATTTGCCTATTCACCCGTATTTGCTTGGCGTTTGGCTTGGCGATGGATCTCGTTATGAGCCGAATATTTGTGCTGGCGAGGATGATATACACGCTATCCGGAAAACGCTTGAGGATGTTGGATGCAAGCTTGGCGGCATCCGGCGTAGTGGCGACAAGGTTCCTTTGTTCACGGTCCTAGGCGTGCGTAGTAAGTTCGTAGAAATGGGATTACTGAAGAACAAGCATATCCCATCCATCTATATGCGCGCATCCAAACGTCAGCGTGAAATGCTGGTACAGGGTTTGATGGACACTGATGGCAATATCCACAAGAAAAATAGGCAATGCACATTTGTTAATACCGATTCCAATATCTATGAACCGTTCATGGAGTTGTTGCACTCGCTTGGCATCACAGCGCATTCTTGTATTCAGGCTGGTAAGGCTAGAAAATTTCCGAATGGCATGACCTACGAATGCCAAGAGTCAACGCATGTGTATTTCACGGCTGGCGTAGAGCATCAAATATTCCGACTGCCGCGCAAGTTAGAAATGCAGCAACAGGACAGGAAACAGCATCCGTATCGCACGAAGGTATTCCGCATCCGCAAGGTGGAAGAAGTTCCTTCTGTGCCGGTACGATGCTTGGCGGTAGATACGCCTACGCACTTGTTTTTAGTCGGTAAATCTATGATTCCGACGCACAACACGCTAGAGACCGAGAACGTCGCGCTGCAGCCTAAAGCGCCCTGGATCATGGAAGAGGGGCAGATAGAGGGGCATGAGGCTGAATGGAAGCTAGCCAACAAGAAGTCGTTCGCCTATCTGACATACAAGGGAACGAACATCGCGGGAAAGCCGGCTCCACCGCCGCAGCGACAGCCATTTGCAGGACCGCCAGCAGCTATCTTGTCGGCCAAGCAGGGGACTATCGAGGCGTTGCGCGCTGTGACTGGTATCCGATTCGATGCAACGATGTCAGAACGTATGCAGGATGAGAGTGGTCGAGCTATTCGAGAGCTAAACCGTAATGCGAACTTGGGCGCGTATCACTACATCGATAACTTTGGCCGCGCATTGAAGAACACCGGTATCGTGTTGATGGACTTGATACCCAAGACTTACGATACCAAGCGCATCGTAGCTATCCTGGACGAAACGGGTAGCGAGGATCGCGTGATGATCAACCCGTTCATGTCGCAGGCGCATGGCGAATCGTTGGGCACCACACCGGAATCGAACCAGCCATCAAAGATAAAGATGTTCAACCCGAAGATCGGGCGCTATCAGGTAACGGTGACGATTGGGCCTAGCTACGCCACGAAACGCATTGAGGCGTCCGAGTCGCAACTGGACTTCATGAAGGTTGTACCGGGAGTTGCGCCGCTGATTGCCGACATCGTGGCCAAGAATAGCGACTGGGATGGCGCAGAAGAGATCGCAGCACGGATTGCACGCACTCAAGATCCAAAGTTGTTGCAGCCTACCCGTGATGATATGACGCCGCAGATTCAGGCGTTGATTCAGGGCTTGCAGGGTCAGTTGCAGCAGCAAAGCGTCCAGATGCAACAGTTGGTCAAGGAATTGAATGACCGCCAAAAGGATCGCGATGTTGTACTGACGCAGATAGAGAAGAAGCACGAGGCCGATTTGGTGAAGGTTGCTTCCACGTTCGAGACGAAGATGGAAGAGATTGCAGCCAAGAGAGATGCGACGTTGCAGGGGACGATTGGCAGGCAATTAGCTGATGTTGCCAAGGCGGTTAAGGCATTCGATCAGATCGGCAAGCAGGGAACAGAAAAGAGCGGTTCGCGTTCGCATCCAGATCATCCAGGCTTCACGATAGAAAATGCCTAGCTTCTACATCACCGCGCCAGATGGTTCGCGACACAAGGTAAATGCACCTGACGGGGCAGATGATAAGTCTATTCTCGGGTTCATTAGCTCAGTGCTTGGATCGGATACGCCGGCACTGCCTGAAGGATTGACGCCGCAGCAGGCTAATGCGATGTCGCAGCAGGACTTGAATTCACTTCGTATCAAGTACGCACAGGATCAGCAAGCACAAAGGGCGCTGTCACCGTTCGAGCACAAGGCAACCGCACGCGAGGCAGTGGAAGAAAATCCGCTGATGGCGATTCCTTATGCTGCGATGGTGCCGGGATATGCCGCAGCGAAGGCGCTTAACCTGTTACCGACCGAAGAATCCACTACGCCGCCAAGCATGGCGCAGATAGTGGGGGGATACGAGGGTATCGGGCAAGGATTGGCCAACGCATTTGAGAACAGAGTAGCGCAGCCTATCTCGCAACTGATCCGTGGAACACAGAATTCAGCAACCTTACCGGCGGGTGTGCCGGGTTCATCCGTGAGATAAATCATGACAATCGAAACAGTATCAGCAGTCGCCGCAGTAGCCAAGCCAGAAGCCGTCAACGCAGAGCCT